AACTCATCGAAATCTCCTCCGTTTAGTTTCCGTTATTTTCTAATTATAATACTATGTACGAACGAAAGCGAAAAAAGATTCGCAATCGTTCAAATATTTCCGTTAGTCGTCGTTCTTGTTATTCGGATTATGCTTCGTGAAGAAGTACGCTGTGATTGCCGAAAGGGCTCCGACTAATGCCGTAATAATTGTATTGCGTACTTCTGAGTCGTCAAAATAAAAAAGCGCCGCACCTAAAATCGTGAGCACCATTACCGCGATTACATATTCGAATCGGAATTTCATTTGTAGTACCAGCCTTTCTCGTCGAGGAATTTACGCACTTTAACGAGGTCTAGTCCGCTAGCTGTAATCGTTGCGCTAGGATTTCCACCTTTCGCAAGGTTCAACGCACCGTCTAAGCCGATTTTCTTCAAGTACGTACGGAAGTCCGCTTCCATCGTCGGGTTCAATCCGCCTGTTTTGATCGTAACCGCAACCGGCTCAACGTCTTTCATTTGAACAAATCCGCCCGGCACAGCCCACGCAGCATACGTATAGCCGTAAACGCTGAATACTGTTCCGGCTTTTAACGTTTTAGTCTTTTCGCTAACGTCAGCGTTTTTGTATACGCCAGTTTCCTTAACCGCTTTGACTTGTACGGAATACTTGTCGCCTAGTGACGTTACTTTCGGCATCTCTTTCGTAGGCTCAACTTTCGCAGGTTCAGCCGGTTTAGTTTCGGCTACAGGAGTCGCTTTCGCTTTTGCATCGATTAAGTCGGCTAGTTTTGCGATTGTTTTAGGTCCAGCGATTCCGTCTGCGTCTAGTCCGTTCGCTTTTTGGAACGCCTTGATTGCTGCGACTGTATTAGCGCCAACAACTCCGTCAACAGTTCCGAGGTCAAAACCAAGCGAAGTTAATTTCGCCTGTAAATCGATTACCGCTTCACCTTTCGAACCTAATTTAACGACGGTGCTTTCGGCTTCAACTTCGACTTTGATTTCGGAAACGTTTCCGCCTTTAACTTTCGCAATTACTTCCGCTTTAAATTGCGCCCATCCTGCCGGATCCACAACGTAGAAATGCGGGCAATCTTTGCCGGTTACGTCGTAATGGCGAATCATATGCGTTGTTGGGTCAATTCCGTGACGGCGGCATACATCGGCTGCTAATTCGATAGTGTTAGCGCGCATTTTAGCGAAGTCTCCGTCGCTGTTTACGCACATTTCAATACCGACCGAGTTAGAGTTTCGGCAGCTTGGATGAACGTATTTCTTAGCGCCGACATGGTAGCCAAGTTCAGTTTCCGGTAATGCGCGTACAATTTGCGTACAGTCGACGAGGTAATGAGCGCTAGCAGAACGGTCAGTACTGTTGAAGTAGTTACGGTTAGCCATTGCATTAGCGCCTTTACTTTCGTTAGCTGTCCAGTGAATTACGAGATACTTCGGATCTATTTTACGTCCTGGACGGTTATGTCCTCCGATTAACTTTTCGATAATATTCATTTCATCGCTTCCCTTCATTTTTATGAAACGCAAAAAAGCCCGCTAAAATTAGCGAGCAATTAGTTTCGTTATGTTTAAATATATTTAGCAACCTTTTCCGCAACTAAGATAAGGATAATCCACAAAGATGCGGACATCGGTAAAGCGTAGTACAAACCTTTAAGGAATGGCTTGTTATTTTCGTACATAAATCCACCGCCTTTAATAAGGCGATTATACCATATCGAAAATAAGTGTTTATATTTTTTGTTAGGTATAGTAACATAAACGTAGTGTCGGCGCCGCTTGATCTTTGGCATAAGAGGGCGCGGCTGTCCGACCGCAATTAAAAAACGATTGATACTACGATTCCACCTATTCCTACGAATAGTGAAACCGCGATACCAATCGCCCATTTGATCGTTGTAGATAATTGCGAGATGTCTCTTGCGTTTTCATTTGCGAGGGCTATTCCTTGTTCCGCTTTCTTCTCAGCCTCTTCCGCTTTACTCCGCGATTCCATCGCCCAGTCTAACTTCGTTTCAAGACGAGCCAATGCGATTGCTACGTCAAACTCTCGATTAGTTGGTTCGGACAATTTGCGCACCTCCTTTCAAAATAAAAAAAAACACCGCTAAATGCGATGTCTCCTTGATTAAGCTAATTTTTCCACTTCGCTTTGTGAATCAGATAAACGTTTCGACTTCTTCTTAAACTCACCGAACAGGATTCCGTTTAGTTTTAAATAACTCGTAATTTTGTAGAAAACTATTGGTAGAACAATTCCCGCTATTACTCCACCGATAACGTGTAACGGTACAGAATTTATGTGAAGTATCTTCGAAACAATTATCCTAAACCCTGAACCGGCTAATATATGAACTAAATAAATTACCATAGATAAAGATCCGATGTATTTTAGGAAGCTAAGAGCGTTTGAATCCGCTAAAAACATAGAAATCGAACTAATTAAAGTTATCCCTAAAACTGCAGATAATAATTGTACAACGATTAGCAAAGGCTTATCTAATGTATACGTAATATATAGGTAATTAACCGCAACGAAAGCAATAAGAGCAGGAATTAAGATAGAAACTTTCTTGAAGTTTATTTTATTATTCATCAAGTATATACCCATAGAGAAAAATAATAAGTCGATTGCCACGTTGTCTAGTAGCCATACATTAAAGAATTGCGCGGATACGTAGGTTACAAAAGAAAAGACTAACAAAGCAGTCGTATTCAATACTTTTCTTAAAGGTCTATATATTAAGAAAATCAAAAACAATACATATAAGAACCAAAACTGTTCAATAGGTTTATACACTGTCATAGCTAAAGAGCTTAAACTCGATTGACTACTTGTATATGAAGAGAGTACAACCATAATACCGCCTTGAATGATTGACCATACAAAGTAAGGATACATCAGATTTTTTGTTTTTTGTACCGTACCTTCTAACGCTCTACGCTTTAACCACTTTTCAGCGAATAAACCAGACAAAAAGAAGAAAAGAGGCATATGAAAACCGTAAACTACTTTGTCTGATACATTAAAAAAACCCTCCGACAAGCCCATTTGCGAAGTATTGATACCTCGGAGAACATGTCCGTAAACAACTAATATAATACCGATACCTTTGGCATAGTCAGCCCAACTAACCCTTTGCATATAATCCCGCCTTCACCATATTTAGTAAATTAATAGTAACATTTTACTTTGTTTATATCAATTTAAAATAATAGTAAAGGCGGATTACAGCGACTTATGGAGTGTCGGTGATGTTGAAGTTATTCTTAGCTTTTAATGATGTGATTCTAGCAACTCCGTTAATCTCGGCCGTTTTAACATTTGTGAAATCGTTGTTAGCTACGATTGCTCGGGTGCATGTCGTAGTAGATTCAAACATTATCGAGTTAGCTGCTTTTGGTGTTGCGTTTGTATCTACGATGTCATTGTTAGTTATATTCAGCGATGTAATAGTCGTATTGTTTTTAAATTGGATGCCATATCTAGTATAAGGCGTATAAAACGCTGGATTTAAAATACTGTTACCGGATAATTTGACCGAAGATACCTTGTATGTTGCGTTCGAAATCTCCAAAGTAACAGCGTTTGCTCCTATCGTTTTAAACGAGTTGTCGTTAATGTGGATGTTGTCAATAACAGCGTCTTGACTAGACGTTAAACCGATGTACATGCCGTCCAAGTTCACATCGTCTATTTTGTTTGCGTTTAGCTTAAAGTCATAACCTTTGCGAATACTGACTCCGTGTCCTATCTTATGACCTCTAATAACGTTACCTTCGCATTTAACTATGTGGCCCGTTACGTTAATCGCATTATACGCTATATCGTAGATAGCGACGCCGGTAGCAGTGGCAGTAGCAGCAACGGTCATTGTAATCGTATTATTTACCGCGTCAATTGCTGAAATCTTCGCTCCGGCGGGAATGCCTGTGCCAGAAATAGAATCGCCAATATGGACGTTTTCTTGCTGCCAGTAATAAATGTTCGCAACGTTTGTAATAACGGTCGAGCCAGAAGTAACGTCGCCTTTTAGATACGTGCCTCCATCAATTAACCTGTTGTCGCTAATGTTGATTACGGAGTTATTATTCTGAATGACGTAAATGCCGTAACAGCCGTATCCGGTAATTTGGTTGTTTGTGATGGAAATTTTCCCGTTGTTACCTGACGAAACTTCCAGCGCTGTCATTAACGTTCCATCTATAAAGTTATTGTGAATCATTACGTCGCCTTTAATTGTGGACGATGTAGATAAAAAGTGGTTATCGCCTTCGATGCCTTTGTGTAGGTTTCCTACGATAATATTATTTTCTATTGAAATACGGTTCTGTACTCCGAACATGATTCCGGCGTTTAGATTGTATTTACATACGTTATTTCTAACGATAATATCTTCGCTCGTATCTGATGCACTTCCCGCTACAGATATCCCGTTTCTGTTAGAAGGAACGAAAGGTAGCTGTCCGTTATTATTACATTCGTTATTTTCGATAAGAGTATCCGAAGTAACATATGTGTATATACCCGTTCCTACGCAGTTATTAACTCGACAGTCCTTAATAACTAACCCGTTTACGAATTGAACGTTAATACCGTAGTGATTACCCGTACTGTCTAATCCAGTCTTGGTAATTTCAGACTGACTGCCGTCGATATTGACGTTAATAATTTTAATATTTTCTCCTTTAGATGCTCTCTGATAAGTTTTTTTCGTATCGATATCACCTGCAGATAGGACCGTACCTCTACCATAGATGAATTTCTCGTCACCGCCTGTAACAGCAGTATTAAACTTCCTCGACGTTGAAGGGATTACTTTTAAATGCGTTTTATCTCCGATGCCTTCTACAGTGAAATTAGACGGAACGATAATAGGTTTTTCAAGGGATATTAAAAACGGAGTAGCGACGTTAGGGATAATTACTTTGTTGATGTTTTGGTTTTTAGCGTATTGAATAGCGCTATTTATAGCGTCAGAGGCATCCGTACCCTCTACCGCGCCGAAACGCTTAATATTAACCCCGCGTTCTTGGAATTCTTGGTCTATCTTACTGAAGTTTCCGTTAAGTTCTCCTCGTTTAAAAAAGTCCATCTCTGCCCATATATCAAGGTTCATGCTAGACGTCTTATTCGATGCCATCCAATCGACTCCTCTCATTTATGCAACGCAAATAAGCCCGCAAGTTAATGCGAGCCTTCAAGCGTCCATATTTCGTTATTACTTCTCGTCTTTCGATTCGGGCTGTTGTTCTTGTAACTGCGCTTGTAATTGGCGAACCAACGCTTTATACGCGAATAATTGTTGGCGTAACTCTGCGTCAGATTTCGCATATTCTTCGATCAATAGTTGCGGATCAAGTTGTAATTCGTTCATAATTCAATTCCCCCCGAAATAGTTGCTACCGTATCCGTTACGGTTCCTAGCGCCAATTGTAAATCGTCAACCTCTTTCGTTAACGACTCGATAGCGTCTTGCTGTTCCTGGCAGACTTTGAAAAGGACGGAAGCAATCGTATAGACGTCGACCCCTTTTTCGTCGCGGAAAATAGCTGGAACCGTTTCGCTAATCATACCGATTTTCGGCTTATCATAAACGCTGCTATCAATATCGCTTTGTAAGTAATAACGGTAAATATTAACGTCCTTCAGCAACGGAGTCGCTTCGTTTTCAAATACTTCGATATTTGTTTTCGCTGTAGCAGACGAGTTAGTTGGAAAGGACGACGCACGAATAGCGCGGTATGTTCCGAAGTCATTCGAATCTACCACGCGAACCTCGTTCGTACTGCGCACATAAGCGTAGTTATTACCGACTGCTGTTAACGCAGCGTAACCGTTTGTACTTTCAATGTTCATATTTCCGATTCCGTAGAAAGTACCGGTTGCTCTAAAGTTCTTACCAGAAAAATCAGCATAATCTGTATCGTCATTTAGGCGAGCTTGAATCGAGTAACTATTCGTTAAAAACTTCAACGCAACCCAGCCGCTTTTAATGATGTTGTGTCCGTCCGCCGTATTCTCAAAGCGAAGCACCATTTTCGAATCTTTCCAGAAGATATGGTCGCCGTTAGCGTTGATTGAAAAATAGTTTGCATTGCTCTGTTTCAAACGCATTGTATTTCCGGTGTTATCCATGCTTGTCGTAGACGTACCGAAGTTAATAACGTTTGATGTAACCGAAAGTGTCTTCGCTGTAACATCACCGTTGAATGAGCCAGTCGCGTTGTTGATTGTTACGCCGTTTAGTGTTCCGGAAGTAACCGTTCCGAGGTTGGCCGTAATATTACTGAGTGCTGTCACGGCATTAGTAAACGTAATTTTCGTCGGATCAATTTTTACCGTCGTTGCGCCGTCGTTGATTTTCGTAATAATGTTGTCGCCAATAAAGTCCGACGTTTTATACCGCGCTGTAATTTCCGTGTCAATTTTATCGAAGTTATAGTTAAATTCGTCGCGCTTTATAAAATCGGTCGGTTCCCATTTATTGAGGCCGAGATTGGCTGTTTGATTAGACGCCACTCAACATCGCCTCCTTAGTCGAATTTTAGTCGCGTATCATCTACGCTAAATTGAATGATATCGGTCTGCGCTTGCTGCATCGTTTCTAACTGCGTCCAAGTTAAGCGAGTCGTTGGCGGCTGTGGGTACGAAACTTCTAACGTCTCCCACTCTACGTTGTCTACGTCGTAGAACTCCATGAACGAAGCTTCGACGTCGGACCACTGGACGTAAGAGAATGCGAATCGAACCGCTAAGTGAGCTGGAATGATTTCGTTAACTGCTTCCACGATGTCCGGAAAGTTCTTCGGAATACCGCGATAGCCCGTAATTAGAATGTCGATTGTGTTTTCGCGATTCTTTTCGCTAACCTTACACGTATAGAACGAATCAACTAGCGATTTGATTGCGCCGATCGTCGATGTGCCTGCGCCTTGTAATTTCGCCATAATACGTTGACGCCGAGCGTTTAAGTCACGATCCCCAGCCGTCAGATTAAGTAACGTCTCCCAACGGTCAAGCATCGGCTCAGAGCTTACGATGAAGAAGTTATCGAATACTTTGTTTAGTTGCGCCCGCATACGAGTAATTTCGTTCGCTTCCGTTTGAATAATCGCCACTGCTTCGCGAATGTCCTTATAGTAAGTCGGTATATAGTCGCCCATATCCTGACGAATATTACGCTCCGCCCAATAAGCGTCTAGTGTTGATTCGCAAACTAGGTCGGCGCTAATCGTTTTGAATCTTCGCATGGAGCCGGTCATTGCTGCGTCTAACGCCTTAACGTCCGCCTTTGCGTATTTACGTAATAACGGAGTGTTTGCCGTATTCTCTGCGTATCCGCTAATCGAAGCTTGTAACGGCTGAATCAAGCGCATGTTTCCGGTGACTACAGTCGAAGTAGTAATCTGATTAAGGCCGAGTAAGATTTCCGCCATTTAATCCACCGCCTTTACGCTAGTGTGACGGTAATGTCTCCGGCCGCCACCCTTAATTGGTCGCCCGATGCGATTGTTTTCGATGCGGTCAATGCTCCGTAATAAAGTAAGTTTCCGGCAGTGTCTGCGTCAAAAATAGCGATATGCGTAACCGTACCCCAACTCGCAGTTGCGATCGGGAAAATTACGTCAGATCCGTTTGACGTTGCGCCGTTAGACGGAATACCAAACGAGATAATCTGGCGAAGATAACCTCCGTCTACAACTTCCGTACCTGTTGCCGAATCAGTCGGATTACTTGTATATAACGCCAAATAGACCGTCGTAGGTGCCGTGTATGTTTGACCGCGTAAAGTTGCGTTAATTAGTACGTTTTCTAAATAATTGCTCATTGCTGTCATGCGTTTTCCTCCTTTAGTTAATCGTTATATTTACGGAACCTATAACCGGAACTTGGTCGGCTTCAATAGCGATATTGGCCGTCCCGCCATTTACCGTTAATCCCGTGAAGTCGATAACGTTGTCTGAGTCGAGAATGGCGTTACCAATTTGCGAATAACGAACGATTTGATTGCCGGTTGTGAACGTTTTAAGATACGTCTCAACGTGCTCAATAACGGAATCTCTAATCGTTGAAGTGTCGCTGGAATCGTTCGGCGTAATTGTTGCAACAACGTCGATTGTGATTTCGGTAACTCCGACTACTGTTACGTCTGCGCCTACCGGCCTTACTTCTTCGATATGTGCTGCTACCTCGTCGATAACGGACTGGGCAGGGCTTCGGTTGTCGTTATTTACTACGACTAATTTCACCGTACCGGGCCCGTTCCACAACGGATAACAAGTCGCCACTTCGATACCTTGAATCTCCTTCGCCCATAATTCGTATTGATATTTGTTACCTGACGTAATAGGACGCTGAACGAATTCGAGATAACGAGCGTATAAGGTTTCGTCAGATTCTTCGTCTACCCCGCCGCTGAAGTCTTTCGCATTGGTAGCGCTGATAATACCTTCAACTTCGGAAAGGTCCGTGTTTGTGACCGTGCCTGCGCTTACGTTTCCGTCAACGCCTCCGACTTCTGCTTCGGCTGCTGCG